AACCGGGAAATGATGACCTTCCCAAAGCCCGATGGTTACGCCTGCGTTACCTGGCTCTGCTTTGTTCTTTTGCTTGATCGTCTTTTTGAGCGTTGCCGCTTTGTTGATCGGTTTAGCTACACCCTTGTTCTCACTCGAAAGCTTGAGATTGACTAGCGGATTTAGTGCCTTTGCTGCCTGGACTCGGACAGTCTTTGCAGTCCGATTAACCGCTGTAGCCAAGTGCCTTGGCAAATGATCGCCGAACGCTCCAAGGTTGATTTTCATTTGCCGGATTGAGGCTTCATCAACTGTGATTTTCAGCATCAGTTCCGAAGCTCCGTTGGATCATCTTCCGAGACCCTGAAAGTGATTTGCAAAGGGACAGTAAGTCCATCGATCCCGCCATCCGCCGCAATGAATTGTACCGAACCGAACACCGCATCGATAGCGTTACCGCCGAAAGTATGCCAAGTTGATGAACCGCTTGCAATCGCTTTAACAACATCGGCATGGAAAGCGTTGAGCATTTCGTCGATAGCCTCTTGCCCTCGCTCGTCTTGCATTACATGGCAATGGACATTGAAGGTCTGCCGATAAGCATTAGCAGGCGGAACACCTGGCCTATCAAGCTCACCGACTCGATCCAATGGCCCTTGCGTCAAAACGATCTGGTTATGCCTTGGCGTAAAATCTGCGAACCGCTTTGGACGCTGCACCTCGCTGATAACCGTCGAGTACGAACCGCTTCCGATCATCGCATCGAGACGCGACTTGAGAGCGAGAGCGATCGTTTCAACAACGGCTACCGGCATTCGAGAATCAGCATCCCTTCATCGTGGCTAGTGAGTCTTAGGATCGAGTGCCGCTTAACAGGTTGACCAACTCGATCCGAAAATTCTAGTTCGTCGCCGCCTAGATTCAATTCGTCGCTTGCAATGCCTTCAGTCTCATCGTTGGCAACGTGTATCTCAAACACCGGATACACAACGTCACCATCTTCTGGGAGGATGGCAAGGGCTTCGCGCACAACCACCGCATCGATCTTGCGAGAGCGACCGTTCCGCTTGTAGTAGACGATCGGCTCTGCAAAATCATCGGGGTTAGCGAATACCTTCTTGGCATCCTCTTTGATGAGGTCGTGTAGGCTCATGCTTATCGCTTGCACTCGACCGAGACATAATCAACCGTCACGCTGTTGACGTTGGTCGATGCAGTCTTGCTGATCTGAACAAACGGTTGAAGCGATCCAGTTGCAGCCGCCATCGAGAAGGTCGTGGTCGAAGCGACTCGCTGGCCGTCGATGTAGAACTTAACATCGCTCTTGCCGCCTGTGAAGTCGATCACGAATTCCTTGTAAGTGGCAACGAGCGAAACGCCTGATGCCTTGTCGTCGTTGTCGGTCGTTCCGTCATCGCTTTCACAAACAACAGCATTTGAGCCCGCAAGCTTGAATTGTGCGTTGTTTGCTGTTGCGTCGGTATCGTCGTTTCGAGCCGACTGCAAGCCGAAAGCCAATGTAGTAGCAGCATTGAGAGATGCAACCGTCTTGACGAGGAACACAGCTCGCTGGATGTTGTCGATGTCAAAACAAAGCTTGTCACCGAAGTCCAAACAAACATTCTGAATCTCGTTGGCACTATCAAAGGTCAACGCGATTTCCCCGGTAGCCGATGGGCTTACCGAAGCATAGGTTGGAGTGCCACTGGACGAGGTGTCGGTAATCTTCCAATTGCCCTCACCAACAGTCGTGGTGTAGGTTTTTCCGCCAAAGAAGTCATCTTCAAAAATGGCGTGGTTAACAAATCCTGTCATTTCTTATTTTCCTTTTTTGTTGTGTTGTCTCTGTCAAAGAACGCCCTGGCCATTGCCGACCAGGGCTGTAGGTCAATCAACCGAACTAGGTACGGTTGCCGAAGATACCTCGATGGTCGATCACTGCTGCGGCCATCGATTGACGAACATAGTAGTGATAAGTGTCGTTGTCCTTGTTCCATTCGGACTCAAGCACTGGGGCTTCTTCGCCGTTAAGGAATGTGATTTCGACGGTATCCACTTGAGCGTTGTCGGCGATCGCATACCAGTTGGTTGCGCTGTTCGCATCGAGCAAAGCAGTAGCAACCACTTGCAGAGGACGAACGCCATTGACGCCGTAGATGTTGACCACGCCCTCATTGCCGTTGCTTTGAGCATAGGACGAGCTGTTGACCAGTTCCAATGCCGTCGCTGCGTATGCTTGTGGTACGAGCAACGTGCGAGGCGAAAGGTTGAGGTAAACATCGCTGCTGAGACCCTTTTGCAAGGACATCAGCTTGAACGCTTCATTGAGAGTCGTCACGCTTGGAGCAGCAACCGAAGATGCAGTGATGTTAGTGCCGCTTGTGTGTGAAGCAGTGAAGCAGAGAACAGAGCCACACCATCTGCCATCGTTGGGTTGGCAAGCAGAGCATCGTAAACGACCTTCTCTTGCGTCCTTCGTGCTGCGTTGCCGTGCATCGCTGGAATGCGGGAGATCGCATCGAGATCATCGTTGACAACGGTTTCCCATGAGACTGAGAACTTCTTACCGAACTTCTCAACCTTGTAGGATCGCTTGGAATCGACGACTTGGCCTTCAGGGTATGGAGCCCCTTCAGGAACCATTTCAAGGTTCGGAGATTCTCCGAGTTGGATTCGGTTGATGTTTTTGAAGTCATCGACCGATTGAGCCTGACGAGCCCACAGCGACCAGGTGTAAGGGGCTTCTTCGTAAGCTGCCCTCAAGGTTTTGCTAGCTGCGTCAAGCAAAATGTTTTGGAAGCTGCCGGTCGTGTGATAGGCTTCCATCGATCGGCGAATGTTGAGCCGATTGAAGGCCTTATCTTGACCCATCGCCATTCGAGCAACGTCGGCTCGACTGTACTTCTCTGGGTTGATGCCCATGCGACGAACGCACAATTCAGCAAGCCGATAGATTCCGAGATTCTTGAAATCTTCCGACCCTGCTACTTGTGGGGCTTGTCGCTTGACAGTCCCTTGAAAGCATCGCTGGATCAAACCAGCCTTAGCTGCTGCTTCAAACTTGTCATGCTCCGACTCGGTAACGCGAACATCGCTGCTGACAGTCTGTCCGATTGGGGAATTGCTCATCTTTCGGATGATCCTTTCTTGAGCGTCTTGCACAGAACATCCTGACTCGACCAGTTCATCCACAAAGGCACGCTCGACCTTTGCTAGAGTCCCAGCCGAGATAATTGCCTTGCGTCGTTCGTCAACTGCTTTGAGTTGTCTTGTGACTTCTTCTTGTACTTTTTCGTCCATTCGCATTGCCTCATCTTCGGGCTTATCATGCTCGGCTCGCACCGTTTCTTCGGATGGCTTGTCGCCCTCCATCAATTCAACTTCAATCGATGGCTTTTCCATGTGGTCTGCCATCCACTTGATAATCTCGCTCGCATCGGTCATACCATCTGGTAGACCAAGAGACTTGAGTTGAGCCATTAGCTCTTCTGACATGCCTGCCTGCCTTTCTTCTTGGTCGTATGACCGTCGAACCGTGGAATTAGGATCTGCACCCGTCGCGCAGATCGAAGCGTTGTGAGGTTCCCAAGCGGTTACTATTTCCGCTGGCCCCTCGATCACCTTGCCTTGTCGGGTGGTGTATTGTTGACCCTCTGAGACGTAGACCCTTGCTAGGATCTGAGCATCGATTGAGAAGTCGTTTAGGTGGCCCTCGTTGTATCGAGTGGCCACAATTTGCGATTCTTCGTCGGATGCGAAAGACGCATCACCAACGAGAGAACCGTCTTGAATCGAGATGTTTCGGATCGACCCGAACACATTGCGTACCGTCTTGTCATTGTGAGAATCGACAATTGGCAACTGATTCTTTCCGTTTCGGAATTGAACGCCATCCATCAAGAGAACTTGACGGATCATTTGCCGACGCTCCGCAACTGCTTTTCCGTCTTTTGGCGCCTGAAAGGCTCGCTGGATCTTTGGAACCGCTGCGATCCTTTCAACTGTCTCTCTTGCTTCCATCTGTCGCTTTACCTTTCCGGACCAAGCCTTACCAGCATCACCGCCCCAAAGAGCCCATGCGATCCGACCCGCTGACGGAAATCCTTTTTGATCCGGCTTCCATCCTTCGCCTTTCTTGTCCACTTCGTGACGAGCAAAGTAGCTGACCATACGTCCGATGGTATCAGGACTGATCTCTTTCCCGTTCGACAAGTCGCGAGCCCTAGCAACGCCAACAGCAGTGCCGCCGCGATTGTGCTCACGTCGCCATTCGAGGCCCTGCTTGGCTTCTTCTCGAACGCCATCGGGCGGTGTAAAGTCAATGCCGTCATACTTCGCACGCTCGAGCTGTTCTGATGCGTACAAGGCGGCAATTTGATCGCCTGCATCGGTTTCGCTCGCATGGCATCCCATGAGTTGACGTTCGTCACTCTTGAACACGCCCCAAGGCTTAGCGATCGGACAAGCCGCTGTCGTCTTTGCGTCATAAGGCATTGGCCACCTCGCTAACGACTGCTTGAGCCTCTGGAGGTGTTGCCGATGCCGATTGAGCCGCCGAGATTGCTAGCTGTTGCTCTTGCGGCGTGAGCAATCCAAGCTTCCTCTTGAGTGCGTTTTCTTTGGCTCGTTGGTACATGACCGCTTTCCATGATCGACCCCTTGCACCCAATTCGGTTTGGTAGTCGCTCATGAATGATTCGATCGCATCCTTCGCCGCTGCTTGCTCCGATTGAGGATCGACCCATTCCCATTCGGGAGTCATCCATTCAACAGGTGCAAAAGTGCGACGGTCACTCAGCAACTCGCTGGAGGTGGGAAACGAGGGTAGGGAACTGAGTGCCGCCGCATCGAGAAAAGCATCCCAAACAGGCTGTAGCAAATGACGAATCAAGTATTTCTGCCAACATCGAAACCGCCGACGATCTTCCAATTGGCTCGTTCGGCTTGAACTGTAGGATGTCTGGCTGTAGTCCCTTGCGACAGTCTCATAAGAGAGCCCAGTACCGACTGCGATCTGTCTTAGGATCAAAGCGATCCAAGGCTCCGCCGCTGAATTAGGACGGCCTGGATTGAGCCCTACAACATCCTCACCTGGGCGAAGATTCATGACCATGCCCGGCTCGACATGGCTATAGCTATTGCCTGCGTCGTCAGTGTTGCCGACTCCATCGGGCTCGATCAGATTTCCAAGTGGCGTATCAGTCTTGATCGCCACGGTGAAACAACTTGCCACAGCCGAAGCTTGTAGCTCGTTGTC